AATGGTGCTGATCACTATTACGCAGACTATATCGATAAGCCTTACTGGGCTGATTCAATGACTCCTACCACAAAGATAGGTCGTCACATCTTCTATAAATAAATATACTAAAAATAAAATAAAATGAATACTAAAAAACTAATTATTGTCGGAGCAGCCTTGCTTGCTGCTGGGTTAACATATGGTCAATCACGAGGTACCGTTGAAAGAGGATTGCTTGGTGCAGTCATGGGTGGTGTTATTGGAAATAATGTTGGTGATGGAGATTCTGAGACAGGTGCCATTATCGGTGGTCTCAGTGCAATTGTCTTCGGTGATCGAGGCAATGGAGGAAGTATCCTAGGTCATGGTAGCCGTCATCATCGTGGAGTTTACGGTGGTAGCCGTCATCATCGTGGAGTCATCTATTCACCATATGCTCCAGTGTATGAGAATGTTGAAATTCGGCGCCAAGTGTGGGTGAATGAAGTCCTAGTTCGAAATGCCGCTGGTGATATTATCCACCACGTGCCAGGTCACTACGAAACACGAATCGAATACAAGACTATTCGAGTTCGCTAATTTTGATTGACATTCTCTGAAATTGATTTATACTTATATATTATGACAAAAGCCCAAGAAAATAAACGTCTTCGAATGATTCGCAGGATTCATAAGAAGCTCAAGAAAGCCCAAGTGAATATGAAGGATATCGCTGATTGTGTGATCGGATATACTGAAAAAGACATTGATGAAGAAATGGAACATCTTACTCAATATAAAGCGGACAATTACATTAACTCAGACGAAGGATAACACATGGCTAGAATTTTTGATCGATATAATCGTGTCGCAGCTGTCGACTCTAAATATACAGGCGAAGAACCTTCTTGGGAAGATGCTTCTACTCTTAATGGAACTCAATATTTCAAGAGGCGTAGTTCAGCATTGAACTTCTATAATTACTACTGTTCCACTAAAGATTTGATGAAGGATGTCGAAACTTTTGCGAAGACAAATGGATATGATTCAAAGATCATCAGGTCGGTAAAATCTAATCTGAAATATTTTTCTTTCACCGCTGCTAAGTTAGCACGAATGATCAATAAAGGTATGCCTCATACTCATGATGGGTGGGAAGAATACTGTGAAGATTTGCCTGGCGTAAATATGACCGAAGCAAATGATGACATTCTATTTGTAAAGAAAGAGATCGACAGGATATATAAGCAATACACAGAAGCTCAGGTCACGGATAAGAAAGATGAAGCGCCTAAGATATCTGTCGTTGATCGAATGAATAATAAGATTAATGCCAAGGTTATATATTACCTTGATGAAATGATCGATAATTGGGCTACTGACGAATCGACCAAAGTGAACGGGGTCGACCTTTCTTCTATGCTCAAGGTAAATGATATTCCTGTTCGTGGTCTTCCATTGATTGAGAAGTGGTTAAAGGCACTACGACTATCGTTAGAAAACTGTATCACTAAGGATAATGAATTTGATGTTGAAGGATGGTCTTTCCTAAGTAAACCTGCAATTAAAGGTCGAATCAAAGTTATTGATAAGATGCTTCAACAGGTTGAAAAATATCGTGGTGCAAATACCAAGGCGAGAAAGCCTCGTGTGAAGAAAGTAAAGTCAGCTGAGGTTCAAGTAAAGAAGCTCAAATATAAAGAGTCTGATGATAAATTTGGAATCAGTTCTGTTTCGCCTATTACATTACCTGGTTCAAAGAAGGTTCTTCTATTCAATACAAAGAATAGGAAACTATTGGTCTATGAATCAAATGGTGCTGATGGATTCGGTGTGAAAGGTACGACCCTTCAAAACTATGATGAGAATAAGAGTTACTCGTTGACAATTAGGAAGCCCGATGATATAATACCTATTATAACCAATAAAACAGAAAGAATGTTCACAAAAGCAATTGACGGTCTCAAGACTAAGAAAGGTAATGTGAATGGTCGAATCAATGAACACTCAATAATCCTTAGAACTCTATGAAACAAGAACCATCCATTAAAACAACTATAACAAAAGAAGATTTAAGGCACCAAGTTCAACTGCTTGTACAAAAAGATGAGATGACTTATGCTGAGGCTATTTGTGAAGTATGTGAACAACGGATGATTGACCCAAGAGATATTAAAAGGATTATTTCAGGTCCTCTAAAAGCAAAACTAGAGGCTGAAGCAATAAGCAGAAACATTATAAAAACAAGCACATCAAAATTATTTTAAATATGAAATGTAAATGTACCAAAACAAAAGACCCCGCAGGGGATTGCGATGGCTCTCATGCAGAACCATCTAGATATAATCTAATCGATACTGAAACAGGAGCGATTCAAGAAAGTAATGTATCTATTAATTCAAAGGACGTATCGAAATTAAATGACGCATATTCTTTAAATGGCGTATCAAAGAAATGGGTGACTCAATTAAATGGATAGTATTGAATGAGTGGTTTCGAAGCATATAAAATATATAGTGCGCTGAAGTTACATTATACACAAGAAAACTTCGACGCATACAAATATAATTTTAAGACTAGAGTTAAACCTGAATCATTCGAACGGTTACGCTTTCGATATACGTTTGAAAAGATAGCATCTAGATGTAAGACAAGAGAAAATCTCATTGATTTCTACACATCTAATTTCATCACTGGTTGTAATTGGGTGATGGACATGAATGAAAAGAATCTTAATGATATGAAATCTAGACGAGAATCTTTCTCATATAACTTTAAAACAGATATAAATAAACTTTCATCATCACACGGCTTTGATGAATTATGTTCTTGCGCAGGAGGTGAAAATGTTCTAATTAATGAACTGTGCAAAGAAAACATAAAGATTGAAACCGTGGCGATGATTGACCTTTTGGTCAACTTCATAAAACCTTTATTATCAAAATTGAATGACCCTCTTGGAATGAAAAGGGAAAAGGCAATTTTGGCAATGAAATACAAAAATAGCTTAACCGATATCGATAGAAAAAAAATTAAAGATAACCTACTTTTGATGTTTACAAAAGAAGAATCTGTGATATAATACTATTGAAGGTTAAATACAATGCAATACTAAAAATACAAAAATAATAATACATATGAGCTCATTCGCAGAAATGAAAGAAAAGCGCAAGTCAGCAATCGCTAACCTTGTCGCAGCCGCAGAGACAACCTCTGAAAAGCAATCCTATGGTGACGACCGCATTTGGAAGCCAACCGTAGATAAAGCAGGAAATGGATACGCAGTTATTCGTTTTCTTCCTGCACCTGAAGGTGAAGATTTACCTTGGGTGCGTTATTGGGATCACGGGTTCAAGGGACCAAGTGGTAAATGGTACATCGAAAATTCATTGACATCCATCGGTCAACAAGACCCTGTATCGGAAATGAATACACAACTATGGAACAGTGGAATCGAATCTGACAAGCAAATCGCTCGTGAGAGAAAACGCCGGCTCCATTATGTGTCTAATATCCTTGTTATCTCTGATTCAGCCTCACCTGAGAATGAAGGAAAAGTTTTCCTCTATAAGTATGGTAAGAAAATCTTTGATAAGATTATGGACGTGATGCAACCTCAATTCGAAGATGAGCAACCAGTTAATCCATTCGATTTCTGGGCCGGTGCCAACTTCAAGTTGAAGATTCGCCAGGTCGAAGGATATCGTAATTATGACAAGTCTGAATTCGATGCCTCGACTGAACTCTTTGATGGAGATGATGCAAAACTAGAAACAGTTTTCGAATCAAGTAATTCTCTCAAAGAATTTATCGACCCTTCTACCTACAAGACATATGGAGAACTCAAAAAGAAGCTCTACGATGTTCTTGGTGAAGAGGAAATCGCAGATACATTCACGCAAGATACAGTGGATGATCTGAACAATTCAAGAGCGCCGAAGGTGAATGCCCCGGCGCCAGCTGCAGAAGCGGCCCCAGTCAGCTCCGCACCAATCGCGGCGGATAAAGGGGCTACCAACGATGATGATGAAGATACGCTTAGTTATTTCGCTAAGCTCGCAAATGAATAATTGAATCGTTAGGTTACTAATGAGGGGTGAGATGCTTGGGCGTCTCGCCCCTTTTTTATTAGAAAGCTGGAGCAAGA